AATGGCAGAAGCAATATTGATTTTTTTGCGAAGAGCCTTGACGATTTTTTCATCAACCGTTTTTCTAGCAATAATATCAACATAAGTTACCGATTGTTTCTGACCTATTCTGTGTGCTCTGTCTTCGGATTGTAATCTTTTTTCCAGGTCATAACCGTTGGAATAATAAATAACATTACTGGCTGCGGTCAAAGTAATTCCATACCCACCTGTCTGTGGATTGCCCACAAAAAATCTTGCTTTAGATTTTGGATCTTGAAATTTATCTATATTTATCTGCCTTTTTTTAGACTCAATTGCGCCATAATATTGAACAATTGAATCGTCGCCATATTCTTGACTAATTGTCTTCACAATCTGTTCAATATCATAAACATAATTAGCCCAAATAATAACTTTACCTTCCATTTCTTCCAATAGATCTAACAATTCTTTCATTCTATTATTTTTAAATTCTTGAATAGTGCCATCATCCGCTTTGAAGTGACCGCATGTAATTTGATGAAGTCTCATTAATTGAGTAAGTACATGAGGTGCAGTTGCAATCTTGCCATTAACTTGAGCGAGAGCCATGGATTTCATAGTGTAATAAGCTTTCTTTTGCTCATCGGTTAATTCAATTTCTCTTTTCATATATATTTTAGGAGGTAAATCAAGACAGTCTTCTTTCAAGAATCTATAGTAAAAAGGTTTTAAAAGTTCAGCTAATTCATCTAGTCTTCTATAACTGGCTACAATTTGAACTCTTCTTCCTCCAAAATTTCTTTCAATCATTTGAGCATATCTATTTCGAAAAGTATAATAGGAACTAAAACCTAATAAATGTTCATTTAAAAAAGCACATTGGCTATATAGATCTAATGGTGATTTAGTAACGGGAGAACCCGTTAATATTCTTCTATATTTAGTTTCTTTACTTAAAGCTAAAATAGCTTTGGTTCGTTTAGCTGTAGGATTTTTAATGGTTGTAGATTCATCAACAGTCATTAAAGTTTTATGGCATCTTAAAAATTTACCAGCAAACTCTACACCCTTTTTAGTTGAAAATGCCTCAACATTCATAAGAAGGATGTGAAGGTCATAATCTGTTTCAAATAATTGTCGATACTCTTTATCCTTTGTTTTAGATGTTAAAGCAGTCCATAGTACCGTTTTATGATCAATATGACTAGGTAAATGATTTGGAATTTCTTGTGATAACCAGTTTCTATACACACCTTTTGGAGCTATAATAAGCGCCGCATTTATTTTACCTTTATCATAAAGCACAGCCATATTATCAATAAGTACTTTAGACTTTCCGGTACCCATTTCCATAAAATAACCATATTCATCTTTTTGCCATGATTTTTCTAATGCAGTTAATTGATGCGCGTAAGGTTTTGTCTTAAACTTATAATCCATATTTTTTTTCTACTTTCTTTTCTTGACTTCTTATATAATAATAATTATACCTATGTCAAGAAGTAAGAAATGAAAAACAAAATATTTGAGTTATATAAACCTAATTCTCTTGAAAACTTTTTAAAGTTTCATAAGGAAAATTCAATGGAGCGTTTTGTATATGTAATTCAACAACCAGCGCCTAATATAAATATATTAAGTGCGTCTGATTTTGGTTATCTTGTAATATGCTTACCCAATAGGGACCAAGCTATTTTATCTACGCATCCTTATGTGCAGAAGATGAGAAAAAATTTACAGGACTTTCGCAAAGAAGATTATCTTCTTGCTGTAGGAGATCCAGTTATAATTGGAATCTCAACGGCTGTTGTGAATGATGTAACCAACGGACAATTTAATATGTTGAAATGGGACAAACGAGAATATCGATACTACCCGTTAGAAGTCGATATATACCAGAAAGGAGAAAGAGATGACGGATGAAGTAAACAAAATGATGGTAGAAGATTCAAAAGATCTTCTAGATGACGTCGATGTGACGAACCTAGCCGATGAATGTCAAAAGTTAAAAGACTTAGAGGACATGATTAAATCTGCGGACAAAAAATTACAAGATTTAAAGGCACAGGCTGATGAAATAGGATCAAGAGTGATTCCTGAAATATTAGCAGAGCAAGGTTTAACATCAATTAAACTTGCTGATGGATCAGCGGTGTCAGTTAAAAAAGAATTTAGGTGTACTGTTCCTAAAGATGAAGATCGAAGAGCAGCGGCCTATAAATGGCTTCGTGACCAAGGGTTGGGAGATATTATTAAAAATAATGTCTTTGTAACTTTTGGAAAGGGAGAAGATGACAAGGCGAAGCAATTGCTGAACCTTGCGGCGGAGAATGGGTTCGAGCCACAACAGAAATCTGATGTGCCTTGGAATACATTGACTGCCCTATTTAAGGAGCGTGTCGAGTCCGGGCTCGACATGCCTTCTGATGTCTTTAGTACATGGATTAAAGACAAAACTAAAATAACTCGGAAATAATGGAGGATGAATAATGGCTAATGGAAACATAACAGCTAAAAAAAATGGATCAGTTGCTTTATTTGGCAACGATCTCTCCAAAGGTTTTGAAAATATGACGCAAGAGGATCTTGCGTTACCGTTTGTCAGAATCTTAGGACAGCTTTCCCCGCAAGTAACGCAGGGAGATGCAAAGTTTATAGAAAGTGCCAAACCTGGCATGATCTATAATACGGTTACCAACGATTTATTCGATGGTAAAAATGGTATCAAGGTTATTCCTTGCTACTACAAAAAAGATTATCCAGAATGGAATGATCGAGGGGAAGGTCCAGGTGCGCCTGCGGCAGTCCATCGACCAGGAAGTCCGGTAATCAAAACAGGTAAGAGGGAAGGTTCTAAAATTAGATTGCCTAATGGTAACTACTTGGAAGAAACGGCTTCTTATTATGTAATGGTTGAGACAAAAACAGGAGCTTATACTCCTGCGTTGATTACAATGAAATCAACTCAACTAAATGTCAGTAAAAAATGGAATTCAATGATGAAAACCATACAAATACCTGACGGAAAAGGTGGATTTGCTATTCCGCCTATGCATGGGGTTGTTTACAATCTTACATCTACACTACAAAAGAACGATAAAGGTTCTTGGTTTGGATGGGTTGTAACAAAAGACAGAATCCTAGAACAAAAAGATAAATCTTTGTACTTAAGTGCAAAAGATTTTCAGGGAAATGTTTCTAAAGGCAACGTGCAAACAAAAGCAGATGTGGAAGAAAAGTCTAGTACGGCAACACCGTATTAAATTTATAAGGGGCCCGCAAGGGCCCTTTACATAGAAGGAAGAAAGATGTATATGGAGAAATTCAAAAAAATATTTAGTGGACTCACAATCGCATATGGACAATATCAACCCGGAGAACGGGGTGCCAACGGCAAACAAAAAGGTAAAGCTTTTATTGTTCGTAAAAACGTTACCGACGATTTGTGGAAAAACCATCTCGAAGGTAAAGGTCCCGCATTGGGAATTATCCCTATTACAGAGAATAATGATTGTAGGTGGGGGTGCATTGATATTGATGAATATGATCTCAATCACCTTAGTCTCATTCAAAGTATACGATCTTTTAACTTCCCCTTAATCATTTGTCGTTCTAAATCAGGCGGCGCACATCTTTTTCTTTTTACTAAAGAAAATATTCCTGCATCTTTGATGCAATCAAAACTCAAACAATTTGCAAAAGCTTTAGGATATGAAGGGTCAGAAATTTTTCCTAAACAAACCGAAATACTTGTGGAACGTGGGGACACAGGTAATTTTTTAAACTTACCCTACTTTAATGGCACGAAAGGACTACGATATGCTATCAACGATAATGGCTCCAGTTGTACACTTGAGGAATTTTATAAGCTCTATGATGTTTTGGCTTGCGGAAGGCAAGAGATGGAGAAAATTAAAATCCAAGAGAAAAAAATAGACGAAGCTTTTCCTAATGGTCCCCCTTGTTTAAACAAATTGGCATCAGTTGGTTTTGGTGAGGGGTCTAGGAATAATGCGTTATTCAATATTGCCGTTTATTATAAACAATCACATCCAGATACTTGGGAAGATAAAATTGTAGAATCTAATTCTAAATATATGGAACCTGCTTTAAGTAATAATGAGGTTCAACAATTAATTAAATCAATCAATAGAAAAGGTTATGACAAATATAGATGTAAAGATGCGCCTATCAACGCCGTCTGTCAATCACGACTCTGTCGAACAAAACGATTCGGTGTCGGCTATGGTGAAGAACAAATGCCGATGCTGGGCAACCTAACGAAGTACACGTCTAGTCCACCGCAATGGTTTTTAGATGTCAGTGAAACGCGGATCGAATTAAAAACAGAACAACTTTATAGTTCACCTTTATTTGCATTAGCATGTTTAGATCAAGCTAATTTAGTTATACCTGTACCTAAACCTAAAGACTGGAAAGAATTATTTTTAAAACCTTTAATGCAAAACCTACAAGAAGTAGAACCCTTAGAATCTTTAGATCCTATTAATGAATTAACTTCTTTATTACAAGACTGGACTACGAATAGACAATCAGCAAGAAAGTTAGATGATATTTTTAATAAACTTCCTTACACCGATGACAAAAGAGAATTTACTTATTTTCGAATGGAAGATTTTTATAATTTTTGTAAAAGAAATCATTGGGAAATAGATAAAATTAAAACAGGAAACTTATTAAAAAGACTAGATGATATTTTTGTAGAGGAAGAAAGAATCAGAGTAAAAAATCAACAACCAAGACTCATTAAAATAAAAGCAATGAAAAAAATTGATGCTAGTATTTCTAAAGTTAAATACCAGGAAGATGATTTTTAATGAAAACTATTATCCTAGGTCCACCTGGTACAGGAAAAACTACAACTTTATTAAACTTAGTTGATGAATTTATTAAACAGGGAATAAGACCCAAACAAATAGGATATTTTTCTTTTACTAGAAAAGCTGCTAACGAAGCCGCAACGAGAGCTGCAGCAAAATTTGGCTTAGATATAGAAAATGATTTAGAAAATTTTAGAACTCTTCATTCTTTTGCATTTAGAAAATTAGGAATCACTAAAGAAAAAATGATGGGACCTGATGATTATAGAGAGTTTGGAATAAAATGTGGTATTCCTATTAAGACCACTTCCTTTTCTAATGATGATGGAACTTTTAATTCTGATAATGAATATTTAACTATTATTAATACGGCACGAGTCAAACGAATGGATCTATTGGAGTATTATGATTCACGACAAAATATCTTAGATATAGAAAGAAGTACTTTATACTTACTCTCGGAAGAATTAAAAAAATTTAAAAAAGAAAAAAGCTTAAAAGATTTTACAGATTTATTAGAAGACTTTATTCATAAAGAAGTGCATCCAAGTTTTGAAGTTTTATTTATAGATGAAGCACAAGACTTATCACTTCTTCAATGGGATATGGTTCGTTGTATTTGGGCCAATGCCAAAAAAACTTATATCGCGGGTGATGACGATCAAGCTATATTTAAATGGGCTGGTGCTGATGTTGATCACTTCATAGCTTTAAAAGAAGAAGTTGATGACATTAAAACTTTAGATCAATCTTATAGAATACCAGGTGGACCTATACATGAACTCTCACAAAAAATAATAAATAAAGTAGAAAAAAGATTTAATAAAATTTATAAACCTAGACCGGAAGAAGGAATCTTAAAAAGATATTCAGACATAACTCAAGTTGATATGTCAGAAGGTAATTGGTTAATTTTATCTTCAGCTAATCATTTTTTAGATGATGCCAAAGATTTATGTGAAATTCAAGGATGGTACTATCAATATCGAGGTACTAATTCAGTATCTCTAAAACTTTTATTAGCTTTAAATAATTGGGAAGCATGGAGAAAAGGGGCTAATCTTAATCACTTAGAAATAAAAAACATTTATGAATATGTAGGTTCCAACGTATTACCAGGATTCAAAAAAGGTAAAACCTTACATTCTGATGACAAATATACTTTAAAACAATGTCAAGAACAACATGGGTTGATTACAGATAAGGTTTGGTATCAAGCATTTGAAGGCCTCGATACTATGACAGAAAACTATATAAGAAATATGAGAGCGAATGGTGAAAAAATAAATAAGAATCCTAGAATAATAATGTCAACTATCCATGGAGCAAAAGGAGGTGAAGCAGATAAAGTTCTCTTAATGCAGGATTTAACTAATGCAGCATTAGAAACTTTTAGTCATGATCCTGATGAATTACATAGATTATTTTATACGGGAGCAACACGAGCTAAAAAAGAACTACATGTACTAGATCCTAAAAATTTTGATCGGGCTTACATATTATGAGTGTGTGGGATAAACAAATTGGAGGAAAACACTATCGAACTTTAAAAATCCAGCCAAGTAAATTTGTAATCGAGAATAAATTGCTTTTTCCGGAAGGATCAGTTATAAAATATATATGCCGTCATTCACATAAAGGGAAAAAAGAAGACTTGCTTAAAGCGATTCACTTTATTGAAATGATAATTGAAAGGGACTATAAGTGAGAACGATTCAACAACCTTTATTCACTCCTGAAACTGAGTGGGTAATGCCAGAAGAACTTAAAGATTTAAAAGGTATCAAAGAAATTGCAGTAGACTTAGAAACAAATGATCCAAATCTAAAAGAACTTGGATCAGGAAATGTTATTGGCAATGGACATATTGCCGGTGTTTCTTTAGCCATTGAAGGCTGGGCCGGTTACTATCCTATTCAACACGAACAAGGTGGTAACATGGATAAAGCTTTAGTTATAAGTTGGTTAAAAAATTTATTTAAGCAAGAATACACAACCTTTATTTTTCACAATGCCATGTATGATGTTTGTTGGCTAAAAGCTGCCGGCATAAATATTAAAGGTAAAATTGTAGATACCATGATTGCTGCAAGTTTAATTGATGAAAATAGATTATCTTATCAATTAAATGTTTTAGCAAAACATTATGTGGGAATAGGTAAAGATGAAAAAGTTCTTTATAACGCTGCCAAAGAATATGGACTAGATCCTAAAAAAGAATTATGGAGATTACCGGCTATGTTTGTCGGGCAATACGCCGAGCGAGACGCAGAGGCTACTTTAAAACTTTGGCAAAGACTTCATAGAGAATTACATGATCAAGAATTAATAGATATCTTTAGATTAGAAACACAATTATTTCCTTGTCTAATTGAAATGAGATTTAAAGGTGTAAGAGTTGATTTAGAAAAAGCTCACAAAATTAAAAAAAATCTAATGGAGCGAGAGCAGAAAATACTCAATAAAATCAAGGACTTAACAGGTCTTGAGGTAGAAATTATGGCAGCGCGCTCTATCGCAAAAGCGTTTGACAAATTAAAATTACCTTACGATCGAACTGCAAAATCTAATGAACCAAGTTTTACAAAAAACTTTTTACAAAATCATCCTCATGAACTTGCTCAATCAATTGCAGATGCACGAGAAATAAACAAAGCTCATTCAACTTTTATAGATTCAATTACTAAACATGCGCACAAGGGAAGAATACATGCAGATATAAATCAAATTAGATCCGATCAAGGAGGAACGGTAACTGGAAGATTCTCAATGAGTAATCCAAACCTACAACAAATTCCGGCACGTCATCCAGAATTAGGTCCATTGATTAGATCCATATTTATTCCAGAAGAAAATTGTAAATGGGGATCATTTGACTACTCCCAACAGGAACCCAGAATTTTAGTACATTACGCAAAACTGCAAAATTTACCTGGAGTTCATGAAATTGTAGACGCATACAAGGCCGGAGACGCTGATTTCCATAAGGTTGTGGCTGATATGGCAGGCATAAAACGGAAGCAAGCCAAGACAATTAATTTAGGTCTAATGTATGGAATGGGTAAAAATAAATTAATGGCTGAACTAGGATTAATGAAAGAATCCGCGGAAAAATTAATTAGACAATATCATTCACGAGCACCATTTGTAAAACAGTTGATGGATAATGTTTCTCGTAAAGCTAATGACCGAGGAAAAATTAGAACTTTATTAGGAAGAGCATGTCATTTTGATTTATGGCAACCTACACAGTTTGGTATTTTTAAACCATTACCTTTAGAACAAGCTAGAAAAGAATATGATGAACCTTTAAAACGGGCATTTACGTACAAGGCTTTAAATAAATTAATACAAGGATCAGCTGCCGATATGACGAAAAAAAGCATGGTAGCTTTATATAAAAATGGTATAATACCTCACATTCAGATTCATGATGAAGTAGATATTTCTGTAGAATCTGATAAGAAGGCGGAACAAATAGTACAAATTATGGAAGAAGCTGTTGTACTACAGGTTCCAAATAAGGTAGACTATGAATCAGGTACTAATTGGGGAGATATTAAATAGGAGGAAACTACTATGGAAAATATTATAAATCAGGCTAAACATCTCTGGACTGACCATAAAAAACTGGTCATCGGAGTAGCAATTATTATTGTAATTGCAATCATAGCAATATAATCTAAAAAAAAATAAAATGAGTAAAAGGTGACACCATAGGTGTCACTATATAGTTAATGAGTAAATGTAAAAATTGTAATTGTATTTGTCATTGTGGATTAAAAGAACACAGTGATATGTATGGAGTTTGTTCCTGCACAGCATGTTCGTGCGGGGAGGAAACTATAGTGGATAATACAAATGAATGCGAATGGTGCCAATAATGGGTAGATTAAATGAATTACA